GCTGGAGGCGGTCGACGCCGCGGCCGGCGCCTACGCGCTCGCGATCGAGGGCGTCCGCCTCGACGCGCCCGTTCCCGCCGGCACCGCCGGCATCACCCGCCTCACCCTGCCCCTCGCCAGCCTCCGAAGGATCTGACCCCATGCACGGCATCACCATCACCGAGATCAGCGAAGGCACCCGCGCCCTCGCCACCGTCGCCACCGCCGTCATCGGTCTGGTCGCGACCGCGCCCGAAGCGCAGGCCGGCATCTTCCCGATCGACCGGCCGGTGCTGGTGCTGGATCTGGCCGCCGCGATCGACGCGGCCGGTGACACCGGCACGCTGCGCCAATCGCTCCGCGCCATCGCCGCCCAGGTCGACACCCCGGTCGTCGTCGTGCGCGTCGCCCCCGGCGCCAACACCGCCGCCACCGAAGCCGCGGTGATCGGCACCACCGTCGACGGCATGAAGACCGGGATGCAGGCGCTGCTGGCGGCGGAAAGCAAGCTGGGCGTGCGTCCGCGCATCATCGGCGTTCCCGGCCTCGATACCCAGGCGGTGACCGTTGCCGCCATCACCGTCGCCCAGCGTCTGCGCGCGATGGTCTATGCCGCCGCCCGCGGTGTCGATGCATCCGCCGCCATCGCCTACCGCACCAATTTCGACGCGCGCGAGCTGATGCTGATCTGGCCCGACTTCGTCGCGCTCGACAACGATAGCGGCGTCAACGCCAACACCCGCACCAGCTGGGCGGTGGCCCATGCGCTCGGCCTCCGCGCCCGCATCGATCAGGAGCAGGGCTGGCAGAAGACGCTCTCGAACGTGCCGGTGAACGGCGTGCTGGGCGTGACCAAGGATATTGGCTTCGACGTGCAGGACCCGCTGTGCGAGGCCAACATCCTGAACGCCGCCCAGGTCACGACGCTGATCCGCTACAACGGCTATCGGTTCTGGGGATCGCGGACCTGCGCCAGCGATCCGAAGTTCGCGTTCGAATCGTCGACCCGCGCCGCGCATATTCTCGCCGACACGATCGCCGGCGGCATGATGTGGGCGATCGACAAGGATATCCGCCCCAGCCTGGTCAAGAGCATCGTCGAGACGGTGAACGGTAAGCTGCGCGACATGGTGCGGGCCGGCCAGCTGATCGGCGCCAACGCCTGGTTCGATCCGGCCAAGAACACCGCGACCACGCTGGCCGCCGGGCAGGTGACGATCGACTACGACTACACGCCCGTCCCGCCGCTGGAGGGGCTGCGCTTCAACCAGCGCATCACCGACAGCTATTTCGTCGACTTCGCCGCCGGCGTCGCCGCGGCCTGATCGCCGGCTCACGCCAGCGCCTCCCCTGCCCCCCGATCGATAGGATACCGTCATGGCCCTGCCTGCGAAGCTCAAGAACATGAACGTCTTCAACGAGGACCGCACCTGGGCGGGTCTCGTTACCTCCGTCACCCTGCCCAAGCTCGCCCGCAAGTTCGAGGGCTACCGGGGCGGCGGGATGGACAGCGAAGTCCAGCTCGACATGGGCGGCGAGCCGATGGAGCTGGAGACCACCTGTGGCGGTCCGATGCGCGACGCCATTCGCCAGATCGGCCAGGCGCGGGCCGGCGGTGTCTTCCGCCGCTTCGTCGGAGCCTACCAAAACGACGACACCGGCCAGCTCGACGCGGTCGAGATCACCATGCGCGGCCGGCCGCAAGAGATCGACCGCGGCGAGCAGAAGATCGGAGAGGGCGGCGAGTTCAAGGACAAGTGGGCACTCGTCTACTACCGCGAGGAGTGGAACGGCCAGGTCCTGGTCGAGATCGACGTGCTGGGCATGGTCTACATCGTCGATGGCGTCGATCGCATGGCCGAGCAGCGCGCCATTCTGGCGTGATCCCCGGCGCCGGCTGCGGTCGGCGCACTCCCCTTTCCATTCATCCGTGAAAGCACGAAGCCATGTCCGACACCAGCACTGCCGCCATCGCCGCGGCCACCGCTCCCACGCCGGCCAGCGCCACCTTCACGCTCGACGAGCCGGTCATGCTGGGCACCAATGTCCTGATCGAGGCCGGCGTTGTCGTAACGGTGCGCAAGCCCGGTTCCGGGGAACTGCGCGGCCTTCAGCTGGTCGCGCTCAACCAGCTCGACGTGTTCTCGCTCGAAACGCTGGCGCCGCGCATCACCTCGCCGGTGATCGTCAAGGGCGCCACCATGAGCCCGTCCGATCTGATGCAGTTCGGCGCCGAGGTCATGGATTTTTTGTTGCCGACAGCCGCCAAGGCGCAGCTGAAGGCGGCCTACCCGACCGCGTAGAGGAATTGATGGCCGATCTGGCCTTCGTCTTCGGCTGGGGTCCATCGGTGATGGACCCCATGCCCATTCTGGAATTGGTGGAGTGGCACAGCCTCGCCATCGCCCGCGTCAAGGCGCGGAACGGCACCGGAGACTGACATGGACCGCGACCTTCGCATCCGCATGCTGCTCGAAGCCGGCGACCGCGCCAGTCGCCCCTTGCGCGACATCGCCAATGGCGGCTCCCGTGCGGCCGAAGCGCTGAAGGCGACGCGCGACCGGCTGAAACAGGTCGAGGCCGCCCAAGGCGATATTGCCGGCTTCCGCCAGCTCAAGACCGGCCTGCGCACCACTGAAGCTGCCATGCAGGCAGCACAGACCCGTGTCGGGCAGCTGTCGCGCGAGATAGCCCAGAGCGCAACGCCGACCCGCGCGATGACCCGCGACTTGGCGCGTGCCCGCACCGAAGCGCAGCGCCTGACCCGTCAGCATGACGCCGAAAGCCAGCAGCTCCAGCAGTTGCGCGACCGCCTGCGCGCGGCCGGCGTCGCCACCACGGATCTGGTCCGCCACGAACGTGAGCTGCGCGCCGCGGCCGACAGCACCAACCGCGAGCTGGCCGAACAGACCCGCCGGCTGGAACAGGCCGCCGATCGCCAGCGCCGGTTCGGTGCCGCCCGCGAACGCTTCGCCCGTACCCAGCAAATGGCAACCGGCATGGCCGCCGGCGGGGCCGCCGCGATCGGCACCGGCGTTGCGATGGGCGCTGGGATCTGGCGGGGCGTGAAAGGCGCGCAGGAGTTCGAGTCGAGCATGACCGACATCGCACAGAAGGCGAACCTGTCGCGGATCGAGGCGGAAGAGATGGGCGCCGGGCTGCTGGTCGCATCCAAGGCGGCCAACCAGTTGCCCGCCGACCTGCAGGCCGGCGTCGACACCCTGTCGGGCTTCGGCCTCGATCCGCGCAAGGCGGTGGCGATGATGACGCCGATCGGCCGCGCCGCCACCGCCTACAAGGCCGAGATCGCCGACCTGTCCGCGGCCGCCTTCGCCGCCAACGACAACCTCAAAGTGCCGGTCGAACAAACCGCGCGCGTGATCGACATCATGGCGCAAGCCGGCAAGTCGGGTGCGTTCGAGATCAAGGATATGGCGGGCGCCTTCCCGTCGCTCACCGCCGGCTACCAGGCGCTCGGCCAGACCGGCACCGGCGCCGTCGCCGATCTTGCCGCCGCACTTCAGATCGCGCGGAAAGGTGCCGGCGACAGCGCCACCGCCGCCAACAATGTCGCCAACGTCATCCAGAAGATCAGCTCGCCCGCCACGATCAAGGCGTTCAGCAAGTTCGGCATCGATCTGCCCAAGGCGCTGAAGAAAGCCTATGCCGAGGGCAAGACCCCGCTGGAGGCCATCGCCGAACTGACCAGGAAGGCGACCGGCGGCGATCTCGGCAAGATGGGCTTCCTGTTCGAGGACGCGCAGGTCCAGCAGGGCCTGCGCCCGCTGATCCAGAACATGGAGGAATATCGCCGCATCCGGGCCGAGGCGTCCGGCGCCAGTGGCGTCACCGATACCGACTTCGCCGAGCGGCTGAGGGATTCGGCCGAGCAGTCGAAACGGCTGGAGATCAACGCCAAGGCGCTCGGCATCACCATGGGGGCGTTGCTGCTCCCCACCGTCAACGCCCTCTCTGAACGCGCCAGCGCCTTTGCCAACCGCATCGCGGATCTCGCCGCCCGCCATCCCCGCCTGGCCAAGGCGGTTGGGATCGGCGCGCTGGCGCTATCCGGCCTGTTCATCGTGCTGGGTGGCGGGGCGATTGCGCTCGCCGGGCTGATGCTGCCGATCTCGATCGTCAATTCCGGCCTGGTCGCGATGGGCGTGTCGGGCGGCCTCGCCTCGATCGGGTTGATGCCGATCATCGGTACGATCGCCATGATAATCGTCGGCGTGGCAGCGCTCGCCGGCGCCGCCTGGCTGCTCTACCGCAATTGGGGGGCGATCACCGGCTTTTTCGGCGGGCTATGGTCGGAGGTGAAGGCAGGCTTCACCGGCGGGATCGCCGGCGTCGCTGCCACCTTCGTCAACTTTTCACCCCTCGGCCTGCTCTACATGGCCTTCGCGCCGGCCCTGCGCTGGCTGGGCTTCGATATGCCGGCGCGCTTCTCCACCTTCGGCCGCAACATGATCGCGGGGCTGATCGGTGGCATCACCGGCATGCTCGGCCGGCTGCGCGACACCATCGTCGGCGCCGCCAGCTCGGCCGCGACCTGGTTCAAATCCAAGCTCGGCATCCGGTCGCCATCCCGTGTCTTCATGGGCTTTGGCGGCTTCATGATGGAAGGGCTCGACAACGGCCTTGCCGCTGGCCAGGCGGCGCCGCTGAAGCGGATGAACCGCCTTGGCGATGGTCTGTCGTCGCAATGGGAGAAGACGACCGCCGGGCTGAAGCTCACTCCGCGGGTCGCCGCCATGACGGTGGCGGCCGGGATCGCCCTGCCCGCCGCGCCGTCCGTCGCCGCCAGAATGCCGGCGCCGATCGCGGCAGATGAATCGCGGTCGGTCAACGATCGCGCGATGATGTTCACGCCCCGGATCGATAGCCTGGTCGAGCAGCTCACCGCGGCGCTCACTGCCGGCGCCCGTGATCGTGACCGGTCGATCGCCACCGCACCGGCCGCGGCGCCGGCCGTGCGGTCGCGTCAATCGACCACGGCGCCGGCATCCCCCGTAACCATCAACATCTATCCCTCCGCCGGCACCAGCCCCGAGGATATCGGCCGCGCTGTCGCCGACGCGCTCGACCGCCGCGAGCGGGACCAGGCCCGCTCCGAATCCTCCAGCTTCTCCGACCCGCCCGACTGGATCTGACGCATGACGATGATGGCCCTTGGCACCTTCCTGTTCGGCCTGCCGACGATCGCCTACCAGAAGCTGCAACGCCGGCAGGACTGGCGCCACGTCCGCCTCACCCGCATCGGCGTGCGCGACGCCGTGCAGTATGTCGGACCCGGCGAGGAT